AAAAGCTGAATTAAAAGCACAACAAGCACTTTCAGTTGTAATGGGAGTTAGAGCAATCAAAGAAGGTTTACTTAACTCATCATTGGAACGTAAACTGATCTTAGAGAAAGCTGCAACTGCTGGTACTGTAATCATGAATGCTGTTAATAAGGCATTAAACGTAACACTTTCGATGAACCCAATTGGATTTATCGTAACGGCATTAGGTTTATTGGTTGTAGGTATTGCAGCCGCAATCGGACCAATTAAGAAATTCATTGCACAATTTGATTTCTTAGGTGAAGCAATTCAATGGACTATCGATAAAGCTAGAGATTTAGCTTCATTCCTATCTTTTGGTTTGATTGATGATGCAGCTACTGCAAAGACCAGAGACAATTCTCAAAAGATGATTGATTCTCTTGATGATATTAACAATGCTCAAAACAAATTAATATCTGCTGATAAAAGAAAATTGGCTTACATGCAAGCGGCTGGTGCTACTGAAGCACAGTTATTAGCACAGAAAAAGAAAATTAACCAAGAAGAGGTTGCAAGTAGACAAGCGGCTATTAATGCCCTATTGAAACTACAACAAATCGATGGTGAACTTGATGATGATAAAAAGAAAAAACTTGCAGAATTACAAGAAGCTGTTAAGGACTTAAATAATCAAGCTCAAATCGATCAAGTAGAATTTAATAAGAAACAATCTGAAGATCGTAAGAAAGCAAACGAAGATGCTAAAAGAAAACAAGAAGAACGCTCTAAAGCTTATTCTGATTTCGTTAAAGAGTATCAAGGAAAGATTGCTGAAGCAAATAAGAAAACTAAAGAACTTGAGAATCAAGCTACTCTAGCTGCAATTGATGATGAAGATGAGAAGGCTAGAAGAACCTTAGAGATTCAACAAAAAGCGCAAACTGAAGAGTTACAACTTGCTATAGATACTATCAATAAAAAGAAGAATCTATCACAACAAGAACTTACATATCGCGATGCTCTTAACAAACAGTTATCTACACTTCAAAAGGTACAAAATCTTGAGACTGAGAAATTAGAAGAGGAGCAAGCTAAAAAGAAAGCTGAAAAAGTTGCACAATTCGATAAAGAACTTAAAGCAATTAAAGATCAGAATCATTTAGCTGGTTTAGAAGATGCGAGACAACGTGCCGCTGAAGAACTTCAATTACAATTAGAAACTTCAATTTTAGATATTGAACAATCTACAAGAACTGAAAGTGAGAAACAACAATTAATAGATGCTATTAAAGAAGGTTTCAGAATTAAAGATAAAGAAAGAATTGCTGCTAATAGACAGGAAGATATTGATAGGGAAATAGCCTACAACGAAGAGGATCTTACAAAAAATACAACTTCTTTCGAACAAAAACTTGCTATATTAGACGAAAATGATGCTCTTATTAAAGAAAAGGTATTCACTACTGAAAAAGAAAAGACTGATGCTTTACAAAAGAATGCTGATGCTAGAAAAGCCATTGAAATGGCAGAGTACGAATATAAAGCAAGTATTGCAACTGCAGGTATGGATTTGGCTGCTCAAGCTGGTCAATTCTTGCAACAAATTGCCGGAAAGAATAAAGCAGTTGCAATTGCAGGTATCGTCATCGAACAGGCTGCTGCAATTGGTAAGATTGTTGCAAATACTGCTGTAGCAAATGCAAAATCTGTTGCTGCATTCCCAATTACTGGAGGTATGCCATGGGTTGCTATCAATACAGTATCTGCTGGTTTATCTATTGCATCTACAATTGCTGGAGCTGCTAAATCAATTGCTGCAATTAAAAACGCTGGATCAGAAGGCGGTGGAGGTGGAGGAAGTTCAGCACCATCTGCTCCTCAACCAAGTAAATTTGCAAGTGGTGGATTAGTTACTGGTCCAGGGACTGGTACTTCTGATTCAATACCAACACTTCTAAGTAATGGTGAAGCCGTGATTAATGCAAATTCAGCTGCACAATTTGGTTCAATGCTGAGTCAAATAAATCAAGCTGGTGGTGGTGCTCCAATACCTTCTCAACCTGGAGATAGAGGAATGGCCCCACAAATTATAAAAACCTACGTTGTTGCATCTGATATGAGTTCTCAGCAAGAAGCAGACAAGAGATTAAATGATATTGCTAGAATCTAATGGTAGAACTTACACTCGCAACAATTAAAGAACAGCTAGGGCTAATGGTCCTAGCTTTACAAAATAGCACCACTAAAATATTAATGATAATATTCGCATTCTTGGCACCAATATTTGGCATATTGATAACAGTTGGTCTTGCAATTTTAGCAGACACTGCAATAGGAATATGGAAAGCCAAAAAACTTAAAGAAAAAGTAACATCTAGAAAACTAAGTCAAATCATTTCTAAAATGTTCTTGTATAACGCAACAGTAATTCTATTCTTTTTAATAGATTGGTTCATTTTAAATGGAATAATCTTAGCATTTTTCTCAGTACCATTAATGTTAACTAAAATAGTTGCATTAACATTGGTATCAATTGAGATATATTCAATCGATGAAAATTGGAGAGCAGTAAAAGGTGATGGATTATGGTTTTATTTCAAAAGATTAACAACAAGAGCAAAAGATATTAAGGACGAAATCGATCCATTAAAATAAATACATACAGTATGGAAGAAAATAAAGACAAAAAGGTTATAGATCTAGGTATCTTAAGCCATTTAAAAGACTCAGGAGTCGCAGAAATCGCATTAGTTGAAGAACCTGCAATTGAATTAGACTTCTTGTACTTCAAAAAAGAAGAATTCGATATCGATACTGCAGGATTAGCGCCTTACGAGGATCCAGGAATTAAACCGAAACGTATCCAAGACATTTACTCTGAAGATGTAATTGAAACTATACTCCAATTAGCAAGTGAATTAGGTGTACACTCTGATGATGTACAAATGGTAGAAAAGTTTGCAATCGATCCTAAAGATGCCCAATATACTCCTGCAAGAACAATAACAAAAGCAGATGGTGTAGAAATACTTTACAAATATTCTAGTTCTAGAACTGCTAGTAATTCTAGAGAATTCTGTACAAGATTAATGGGATTAAGTAGATTCTATTCAAGAGAAGAAATCGATGCATTAGATACTTTCAATGAAGAGTTTGGACCTGGAGTAGGTGGTGGACAATATAGTATCTTTAAATATAAAGGTGGAGCTAATTGCCAACATTTCTGGAGAAAGTATGAAGCACAAAGAGTAGATGGTAGATTGCAAGTATATCCTGCAGAACCAACTGATAATATTCAAAGAATGGCTGAAACAGCACCAAGAGCAACTAATGGTCGTGGATATGTTAAAAGACCACAAAGAAGTTTATCACCACTACCTGGAAATTCAGCATTCTCTAAAATAAAAGAATTAGAATTCAAATTTGCTGATGATGAAAAGAAGATTGTAATAGGACCAGCAATGATTCCTGATATGGAGATTCTTAGAAGAACTGATGATGGTAAACCATACTATGTAAGATTCTCTGAAGAAACTATTAGAGAAATTGCTATGAAATACATGAAGGAGGCTAGAACTAATGCTACTAATACCGATCATGATACTGGAGAAAGAGCAGGAGCTTATGTATATGAATCATGGATCGTTGAAAATGCTGAAGATAAAGCAAATACACTTTACGGTTATAATGTACCAATAGGAACATGGATGATCGCAATGAAAGTAGATAATCCAGAAACATGGAAACGTGTAAAAGCTGGAGAACTAAAAGGATTTAGTGTAGAAGGAGCCTTCGCAGATATGGAAGAGATTGAAGCACAGAAACAATATCAAAAAATAATGGATATTTTGAAAAAGGATATATAACTTGTATTACTTTTCATTTTTATTATATTTTCTTAGTAAGGGAATCTAAATATTTAGATTCCCTTTCTTTTTGTCTACTAGTCAGATAATCACTAAAGAATCCCACAGCTACAATTATATTTAGGCCTAATGAAATTAGTATCTCATGAATATCTTGATAGACAGTGGTCATCAGATGAATATGGCCAATACTCCAGAATGGAATTGCTAGATTTTGTGAAATCCAACTTATAGTATACTTAATAAAATGTTTCATAAGGTATATATTGAGAGCTTAAATGCCCTAGATACTCGGTCTCTTGGATAGACAATCCTTATATTAACAGGATAGCCGAATGTTTCACAAATAAAAATATTTTATTGAGATATGTCACTAGTGAATTTAATCATATCTAATTGTATACGTCTAAACGTTAGACGAATTTAAAAAAATAAACATAACAATATGACTTACCGTTTAAAATTAAACCAAGTGAAAGAAGTATTAGGTATGGAGATTAAATTTGAAGCTATAAAATTGGCTGATGGTACGATCATTGAAGTAGAAAAGTTTGAACCAGGATTTGCAGCAAACATTGTTGCAGAAGACGGTACATTAACTCTTGCACCTGCAGGAGAACATACTTTAGAAGATGGACGTTACATTGAAGTTGATGAGAATGGTATCATTATGGAGATTTCTACACCTGAAGAAGATGCAATCGCTGAAGAAGAAACTACTGTTGAAGTAGCTGGTTCTAAGAAATTCGAAGATGCAGTTATTGAAGCTCCAGTAATGGATGTAGCTATGGCTGACTTGATCGAAGCTAAATGCGAAGAATTAATTAAAGACAAAATCGAAGAGAAAATGAAAATGATTTTCGAAGTTGTTGATGAAGTTGCTAGCGAAGTTGCTACAATTAAAGAAGAAATGGGAGCTTTCAAAGCTAAATTTGAAAAGTTCGCTAAAGCACCTGCAACTGCAGGACCAAACAAGGTAAACATGCCTAATGTTACTACTGCATTCGATTCATTCGAAAACAAAGTAGCAATCTTAAAAAATGCAATGAAATAATTCATTAAATATTAACAAAAATAAACACTAAATAATATGTCATTTAATTTATCAGGTTTAACTACTTATGTAGATCAAACTTCACAAACAGACTTAATTACTAAAGCGCTTTTAAAACCGCAAACAGTAAACAACTTGACTGTAAAAGCTGGATTAGTTTCAGGAACAGTTAACTTAAACATCTTAGACGCAGTTGCAGACGTAAAAGACGCAGCTTGTGGATTCGGAGCTGGAGCAGTTGGAAACAACTCTACAATCTTCACTCAATTACCAATCGTTGTTGGTGCTAAAATGATGAAAGAGACTTTATGTCCTGATTCACTTTACGACTACTGGTTGTCTTCTCAATTATCTGCAAATGCTATGCATGAGTCAGTTCCTTTCGAACAAGCTATTGCTGAATTGAAAATCAAAGAAATCAACAAATATGTAGAATCTACATTATGGGCTGGAGACGGTGCAGACTTAGACGGTCTATTGTTCCAAACTTCAGTTGCTGAAGGTGCTACTGATGCTACTGCTTATTCTACTGCATGGACTGCAGCTAATGCTGTTGCTAACATGTGGGGAGTTATCGATTTAATCCCAACTGCTTTAAAGCAAGAAGATGATATCGTTGCTTTCGTATCTTTCGCTACTTACTCTAAATTAACTCAAGGTTTACAAAAAGAAGGTAACTCTATCTTGTTACAATATCCTAATGTAAACAATGTAACTGGTGCAGCTGAAAACTCTTTCATCTTCCCAGGTACAAACGTAAAAGTATTTGCAGCTCCAGGATTAGTTGATCCAGCTGGAGATTCAGCAGTAGTTGTTGGACCTAAAAAATACATCTTTATGGGTACTGGTATCGTTGATAACCAAGATCAATTCAAATTCTACTACGATCCATCTCAAGATCAAGTAAACTTCATGTCTAAATTCAAAATCGGGACAGCAGCTTACGCATCTCAGTTCGTTTCAACTGTAGCATAATTTTAACACAAATCTTTAGAGGGTCCTAGTGGCCCTCTTATTTAAAAATAATAAACACATATATATGGCTTGCTTAATTAATGATGCATTAGCATTAGATTGTATGGATTCATTAGGTGGTGTTAAAGTTGCATATATCTTAGCTGGAGACATCACAGAAACAACTGAAAATGTTGGTGGTGAAATCACAGATATTACTGGTACAGGTAATTTCTACGAATTCCAATTAGCTAAAGATACTGCTTTCTATAACGAAACTATTACTCCATCAAATGCAAATGGTTCTTTATTCTACCAAGGAGAATTAACTATTGTATTACAAAAAATGGATGCAGTTAAAAGAAATCAAATTCTTTTATTAGCTCAAAACAGAGACTTAAGAATCGCTTTCGTTGATAACAATGATGTAACTTACATCGCTGGTTTATCAAGAGGAATGGTTATGTCTTCTGGAACTGCTGCAACAGGAACTGCAGTTGGAGATTTAAATGGTTACACACTTATTTTTCAATCTCAAGAACCTAAATCTGCTGGAATCTTAGCTGATCCTTTAGCTGATGTTTTAACGGGGATTACTATCGTTAACGCATAAGACACAGAATCTTAAAATACTAAAGGGACCTAATTGGTCCCTTTTTTTATGTTTTGAAACAATATGGAATAGTAGAGTATAATATATGTAGATGAAAGAGAGCTTATAATCCACTCCTGCGAGACATTTAAGATATTCTTATTGCATCATTAGGATCTAAACCTCTATTAATACACCATCTCTTATAATTAATTCCATTACTAATATGTTTTTCAGGACCTGGACATAACCATTTTTGATACATGTTAGAATTTTGTGTAGCTGGTTTTGAACCACCATTTTTACCACCTTTTTTACCACCATTGCTAGCTCTTCTTAATTTTTCTTCTTCAGATAAATTAGCTATCGATTTTTTACCACCTCTGCTTCTAGATTCAAATGTACTGATAATTTGCATGTGTCCACGTTCTCTATTAGTTTCTACAGCTTTTAATGTACCTTTTAATCTTGCATTTCGTGCAATCATATAATGATTTTTATCAATAGGTAATCCATATAATTCTTGTAATTCTTTTTCTTTATCACCAGCAACCCAACCAAATTCATAGTTGCCTCTTTGTTGCCATAAAATATCCCATTCGGTAAATCCTTGGTCATTCATTCTTTTTTCTAAGTCTGTAGTGCATCCTATCTTTACACCAGGTATATGATAGATGAAGTATGTGTATATTTTCATAATATAATAATTAGGAGAGGTATATTTCAACCTCTCCATTTGTTTTTACTTTTTTAATTCTTGTCTTCCACTTAATATTCTAAGAGATTCTGCTATGCATCCAAGACTATCAGCGATTTTGTCTCCATAAACATCTCCTTCGTTTAAGTTTTCGATTGCAATTCCAATTTCTTCATTTGAATTTACTAATTGATTTACTAATTCCTGTAAGTACTTTTCCATTTTGTTATTTTTAATTATTAATTGTTTATAGTTATTATACTCTACTATTCCAATTTGTTTCAAAATATTTTTAGGTTGAGTATCAACTACTTGTAAACTTTAACAAAATTTTAACAAAAATAATTCACTAAAAGTTTTCGGGTTTCAAATAAATTGATTATATTTACATATAGAAATTTAAAAACAAATAAAAATGAAAAAAGTAGTATTAGGTTTAGCGATGTTATTAGTATCAATGGTTAGTTACAGTCAAAATTACAAAGGATTATCTGGTCATTTAAATGTAAATGATAATGTTTGGGTTTTGGATTGGTTAAATAATGATTATAAAATCTTAGAAGATAATGCGTATCTTATTTTGCAATCTAAAACAGAAGTAGAAGAATTATATGCTGATATGTTAACCGCAATGGAATCTACAAATGGTACAAATACTATCACTAAAAAATCATATAAGATAGTATACACTGAAAAAACTATAATGCTTTATAATAATAAAGAGCAAAATACAGTAATACCAAAAAAATATGCTAAAGTTGGTATGTCAGCAATATTAGAATCAATTCAATACATGAAATAGTATCTTAAAAGAAACAAATCTAAAAAGCGATATATAATTTACAGATTTGTTTAATTAGTTTTCATAATGATCAGAAGAAGGTAGAGTACTAGACCCACTCTACCTTTTTTTGTGTGACATGTCAAGCCATGAATTCCATATATCTATTAGTATAAAAATAATCTAAATTAATGATTAATTTAATCAATAGACAAGTTAACGATGAGATAATTATCTATGTTAATACAATGGACCCGGATATTCCTTACGTATCAAATAACTTCTTATTTGGTTTTAAGAATGGGTTTACTCATAAGTGGAGCTATGTTGTACCTCAGATTGTAAAGCAGAATACCAGATACACTCAATTTGAAATTACACTAGTTATACCATCTCAAGAAGATGGTGAAGCTGGGTTACTCCATTTATCTCCAGACGGAAACTTTGATTACAAACTTTGGGCGATTGATGAAGTAACATTAGATCCTATGTTTGGATATGTTCTTGATGAAGGACAAGCCTACTTAGAATCGTGTGAAGAATCTGTAGAAATTACCTATATCTCAGATAATGAGAATGATAAAAGTATTGTATACCTATCACCATACGATCCAGTTATCGATCCTGCTCTAGTATCAAAAGACGAACAACTTATAAGTTATGTAAATACTCTTGATAATCCATGGGGACCAATCAATAGTTACCTATTATTAGGATTCCAAAATGGATTTACTAAAGAGTGGCATTACGTATCACCCGAGATTATCATCAGAAATACCAGGTACACTAGATTTGGTTTTACTATGGTTTTACCATCGTATGGAGATCCTTTAAACGGAGTGGTCGAGATATCACCAGCAGGTAACTATGATTATAAAGTATTTGCAACACCTACTCAAACATTAGACCCAACGGATGCATATTTGCTGGATGAAGGTCAAGTATATTTAGAAGTTATACCTGAAATGAGTTATGTTACTTTTATTAGTGATAACGAATCAGAAGAAAACATAGTATATCTAACAAGAGATTGTTCAGATTGTCCAATTTGGTCAACAGATCCAGATTATTGGAACTTGGCTTGGGGAGTATGGAATTGTGAAATAGCAGATTAAAATTAAAATAAAATAAACACATGGCTGAAAATTTAAACAATAAGCATATATACGAGACGTATCATTCACTTATTAAAACTGGCGATAATTTACCAATTGATGGTACATTAAAGGTGTTATCAGATGGAGATGGTAATGAATTGCCAATTTCAGTATCTGAAGACACTACAAAATTTAAAGAAGGTTCTACCGCAGACTTTACTGATGTTACTATCATTGGAGGTGCAGGATTTCAAGGACCACAAGGAGCAACTGGAGCACAAGGAGCTCAAGGTATTAATGGAGTAAATGGAGCACAAGGTGCAACAGGATCCCAAGGTCCACAAGGTACTAATGGTGTTGATGGACAACAAGGAGCAACTGGAGCACAAGGT